GATAACGACGTTACCGAACGTGCAGACGATATCGCAGCCCGAGAAGGAAGTGTAAGTACGAGTATATTCTGAACTAGTAGACATCTATTAATCTAACCTCCTTAACCTACAGCACTCGAGGCAGAAATAGTGTCTACCATCTTAATCGTGTTTCTGACCTCGCGGATTTCGTAGATTGGAACAATCTGATACGTAACCTCGATGTAGGACAGCTTCTGGATGGAGACGTCCAGGTTCATCTTGAACTCATACTGCTCAATGAGGGTACCCTTAATCTTATCAAGAGCAGCCTTAAGCTCGGTGTTAAGAGCGTTTCTATTCGCAGCATGGTTCTCTTTACCGATGAACGGTTCAGCGGCGGCACGAATGAGCTCTTCAACGGCGCCAACAATACGAGTCGTAGAGAGGCGACGGAAGACCGATTCAGACGGAGCCATCGTGATACCATCGGTTACGACGATACCCTTCGTGAACGACTTCTTGAATGTAACAATGCCGGCCGTTGTGAGACGGGCAAGCTGGCTGTTCGTAAGCTGATAGTCAATCGAAGGAAGCTCGATTGTCTGACCCGTCGAAGACTGGTCAATCGGAAGCTTCGATACCATGGCCGCATAGCCCGGACCACCAGTCGACGTGTATGTATACGTCGAGGTCTGCATCGTAACCGGATACTGGCCAACAACGAGGGAGACCATACGTCCGATAGGATACGGAAGAGCGTTGCTGTCAAGCATGTTGCGGCCGACAGCCGTCTTAGCGTAGAGGTCGAAGTCACGCTGGAGAATCTTCTCAACCTTGTTAGCAACAGAGGTGATACCCGTCGAAACAAGACGCTGCGTACCCATAACACCATGAGTCGGAGCCGTCTTCAGTTCCGTATACTGGCAGTGCTGTGCAAGTTGGCGGAGGAAGTTATCCGTCGTGCGATACGGAATGTAGAGGGAATAATCATACGTACCCTCGCGGTCCTCAAGTTCAACGACCTCCGTAGACGAGGAAATCGTCTTCGTCTGGTCAGGATAATTAACCGTGACCATATCATCAGGAAGCCAGTTGCCGTTATTCGGAGGAGTCGACGGCGGGCTACCCTGGATGTACTGTTGGTCAGCCGAGGCAACCTCAGAGAATTTCTTCGTCTCAACGTGAGCAGGAACATTAACTGTACCAGATACACCAGCAAAGGCGTACTTAGCCTTTTCCGCCGAGGTTACGAAATCATCCTTCTCAATAGAGCCATCAGTCGTCAACTTAACGGAGAAGAGACGGCCGAAAATCGGATGGTTATTAAGCATCTCGGCAAGCTCAGAGACCGTCGTCGTATCGAACATGTTCGAACGAATCTTAATTTCATTAACGTAGTCCGGCGTCGAGATGTTCTCCGCGACAATCGTGAACTTGTCTTCCTCCGTCGAAAGAATCGAGGTGAGGTCACCAACATTCTTAACCGGCGAAACGGAGACATCGTAGACGAAAATGTTGTCAACAACAGAAGCGAGGACATAATGCTTCGAACCATAATCCGCAGCTACTGCCGCGACAAGCTTACCAGCATTATTAACCTTCTTGAGCTCATGATTAACGATGAGAATATCACCGATGAGGGAGTTACCAGCCTTCTCAAGCTTCTTGTCTCCGACGCGGTAGACCTCATCGTCAATTGCTACGAGAGTTCCGTTAGCATAATCCTCAGCCTTGACCTTATCCTTGTCAGCAAGAGAAACGCCGCCGATGACCTTGAAGACCTTATCCTGGTAGATATCCTCTACCTTGATAGCGGTATCATTCGAAGAGTCCTCAAAGCTAATCTTGTACTTCGTAGCATGCTCAAGACCATGCTTGTCAACCTTAGCCTTAAGTGAGAAGTCACCACTGAGGACATTCTTATCCTTCGCAACGACGATGCGGAAGTCCTTTGCACGCGGAAGCTTACCAACGATGGAGTCCTCAGCATTGACACCCGTCAGAACACGATACTTAATGTTCGCATCCTGGAGCATCGAATAGATACCGTCTTCAATCGTCTGAATACGGTTAACATCCTTGGAGTCCGTTTCCTTAATACGAGGAGCGCGCTCAACACCGTGGCTGTCTACGCGACGAATAGCCTGCGCCGTAATCGCAAAGCCGGAACCAAGGCGCTTGTAAATCTCGAACTCGTTGAGGTCGATTTCCTCATAGTCCTCGTCATTCGGAATGAAGACGCGGTCCGTAAGGTCTTCCGTATTAAGGAAGTCCCAGTCCTCAAGCATAACAACGCCAGCACCCTTAATGCGCTCGCGGAGATTCGACATCGAGACATCGTAAATCGGGAGCGGCTGGGTAACGTCCGTGTTGTACTGAAGAACGTTGAAGTACTTGCCGGTGTAATCCTTATACGGAGCGTTCGTCGTACCAGCGACGAGGTCGGTCTTCGTAAGGCGGAAGTCCTTCTTTGTTACGATGGTGGCCTTATCATTGGTGTGCGAACGACCAATAAAGTAAACACCAGGATAGAGAGAACCGATACGAAGGTCATAAACCTCCGTGGAAAGAGTTACGTCGTTACCATCCTTATCGACGATAGAAAGCTTCAGAGCATTGTTGAAGGTATTACGGTTGAACAGATTAATCAGGTCCGTCAGACGAGTCTCAGCAGTGAGACCGTTATCCGTTGCGAGATTAATTGTCGTCTTCATCATCGTTCCAGAAGCAGTCGTCATACCGCGACGCTTCTCAGCGATAGTCGCGCGAGACGAAGGCTTGTAGAACGTAATCTTCTCTGCACCTGCTCTATCGTCATAAAGCATATAACACTCTTTACCTTGATTAGAAGGGAACTGAGAAGATACGCGAAGGCGATAACCTGTCTCAATCTTGAAATCAAAGTCTTTGTACATTTCTCGGCCGCCGATACGCACACAATAAATAGTGCGGCATCCACGCGCCCAGGCATCCTGTACACCAGCAACCAGCGTAGCCTCCTGTCGACGAATCGAAGAATAAGCTTCTCCGAAAACGTAAACAGCATGCTCAACCGAGTATACCGGCGTAATCTGACCGACAGGGCCGTTGAAGGCTGTGCCGATGATAACAACTGAATCCGTCGTTCCAAAGAGGCTCGAGTCGTAGCCGTAGGAGTAGTCGGCCTCGACCTGCGTAATTACTCCAGGGAGGTGGATTTCGTCATCAAAAACGCCCAATACTGTTCCTCCTTTGTTTAAATAAAGTATAATATATTATATTTTATCGACAGCATTATCGACAATCCGTTCAGCGGACCGCGATATTTTCAATTTCGGTATGGTACCGATTGAACGTTTTGTCGATTTTAACGTTGTATCTAAGACTTCGTACTGAACATTTCTGTCTGTACTGGTCTAGGTTTCTATCAGTGAATCTTCCGGAGAATAGAATCTTCTTAACTCCGTTTTTCATGAAGTGGTCAGTATATGTAAAGATGATATCCTCTAGGTCTATCATCGTTCTCTGAGCCTGTTCGTATCCCGGAGCAAGAACGTCGAATTGAATTTCGTAGTCAAACCATTGTCCGTACTCATCTTTAAATCTCTGCGAAATTTTATTATTCGGAGAGGAAGTAAGATTCTCTCGTAGGCCGACCTCCCTAACCCGGGGAGTAATTTCCATTGTCGGACTACAAGAGACTATTTTGAAGAAGATGTACGGATGTTTAAGTTCTTCTACTTGGTCTACTTGAAGACGAATGCCTTCATCAGGCTTAAACTCGACGTGTTGCTTCTTGAGAGCCTTCGTTACGAGAGTTGACAGCATCACGATGAAATCATCTATTGTAGCGGACTTCTCAGAAGTAAGACGTTCTATTTTTTTTTCGGAAGGTTTATTGAGTATATTAAAGTTGTTCTTCTCTTTTTCTGAGAGAAGGAATTCAAGTTCTCTAGCACTCATACTATAATTCTATCTCCAGATTTAAAGAGCAAACTTCTAAACAGTTTATAGGATAAAGGAAAAGGCGCGCGACGAGTTGAACTGCGGCCGGACCATCCTTAAACGCTTCTATGGAGTCTATGTTGTAATCTCTCAGGGTGTACCCAATAAGAGAAGAAAGATATTGGTCTAACTTCTGGTTTAAAAGAAGCTTCTGGTACTCAGAATAGAACCTACCCTTAAACTCTTGGAAGTCTATTTCTCTTTTGAGAGCCTTTATAATTCTATCTATGAACACTACTTTCTCAGGAGTAGTATCCTGAGATAGATTAACGAGATTCTCTATCGTAGTTTCTCTTGTAACGTTATCTCTAAAGTAAGCGATATCTTCCGGATTATCCCATGGGTCTATATGAAAGACCGTATCGTTAAATGGATAATGAGGATATTCATTCAAGTCGCTTATTACCAGGGAGGCCGCAAGGTCCACGTTGGCGAACTTATTTCCCTTGAGATTATTCATAACAAAGATGATGTTGTTGAGTTTTGCACGCCCAGAACAATGAGACAAGAAAATCTTCTTGATAGAACGCATGTCATCTAGATAAGCATCAATGTCTTCATATAAAGAAGCGTGTTTATCCGTTACGATGAACGTAGAATTGTTTGAAGAAGAAATATACCCTAGAAAGTACGCGAAGAAGTTATGTATTCTCTTATGAGAATCAAGAACATCATGAAACGTATCCGAAAGATACAAGGAAGAGAAGACGACGTACGCAAAGTCGTTATTTTTTAGAGTGTCAAGGATATCGAAGTAATCGGAGTCCTTCTGAATGTTCATTAAGAAGATATCGGTTACCCCCGCTTCGCTCGCTCTTAAGTAAGCATCTACGAGGTCGCCGCCTTTATAATTTTTCTTTACTTCTTCTTCATCATAAGCAAGCACGATTTCTTTGGGCGCCCAATTCTTTTTCGCTTTTCCGATGATAAGCAAGGTTTTATTTTTGTTAACTAGAATATTCTCAGCCATCTGTTACCCCTGCTTTCTCGAAGAGTTTAAGAAGAGTGGCGCGAAAAATATCTTTGTTCATCTTATAAGGAGCCGTCTCTATTCTCCAATAGACCACTTTCTGTTGGTCAGAACGCTCATAAAAGACATCCTCTACAACGTCTACATCTACACCGTCTACGATAATATCTCGTGGTTTAACTGGAGTCTTATCATAAGTGTAGTAAGTCGTCACGATGTCTTTTTCCGAGAACCCGATTCCTTCACCTCTGAACGCGAGATTTAGGTGATTCTGGTGCGCGCCTTTAACTCTGAAGAGAGCTATCTTATGTCCGGTACCAAGACAACGAAGACAATCTTTTTTAGGTTGTTTCGTTACGTGATTAACACAAGGACATATCTCTTCTTCTAGACAGATTATCCAGAAGGGATGAGAAAACAGTGTTATTGGCTTCTTAACGTTATCATCAAACCAGTGAGATATTTAACTCACCGCCTTACGAGAACATCGGCACTTGCCGCGAAATGTCATTAAGGATATTGTCCACCGTAGTCTGCGCGACTTCAGAGTTCTCAGACATCTTGATACCGACGCGCGTGGCTTTCGGTTTGGCGCGACCTTCGTTGAAGTATCCTCTAATCGCATCTTGCCATTTAAGAAGTTCTTTCGCGAGGTCCGCGAGGAGATTTTTAAATGCTCCGCTGTTAAGAGAATCTTGGAACGTCGCAACATCAAGAGTATATTTAGCGCCGGCCCCAGAATAAGTTCTTTCCATATATCCTTTAAGAATACAGTCCATAGTAGCTTTTACTCTCGTAAACTGCTCTACAGAGAACTTAATTTTGCCGTCGTCATCCGTTACTTCTACGCCTTGAACCTGAGCAATATAATCAGCATACTTAGAAGCTTCTCTAATATAAGAGAGCATATTCTCTTCAGGAATTTTAAACGCATCTACTATCATCTTAAGAGAATTAAGAGAACAGTAGAGCGGCGAATAAGGCATTCTAAACGTAGCGCTGATATTATCTAGAGGTTTGCCGTCTAGGGTTTTAAGCCCCTTAATCGTAACGTAGTATCTATAGTTAGCTTTTAAGGCTGGGTCTGTTCCTACCGTGATAACCTTTGCGTCTGGAGATAGTGAGAGAACTCCTTTAACTTTTTCTTTTGCCATCAGAATTCCTCTCTCCAAACTTCTACGATAGCGTCAGTATCGTCCACTTGACCAGAACAAATAAAAGTAAGATATTGGGGAAGTTCATTAAATATTAGCTGCTCGGGCTCTACTTTTATAAGAGGTTCGGGCGGCGGATTCTTTTCTTTCTCGTCCTTCTCTTTTATCTGCTTCGTATAGTCTACGATAGTAGGAAGTTCCGGACGTTCTGTCTCGGGTTCGTTTTCTATAATCGTAGGGTCTTTTGGCTGTTTAGAAGACTTTATCGTGAAAGAAATTATCTCAGACCAAGGACCATACTGGCTATTATCTTCTACGCGCATACGCAAGAAGAATTGTCCCAACGAAAACTCGTTGAACGTCATCTCATAGACTTCATCACTTATATCGACATAAGTCTCGATAGCTTGATTAATGAACGCCTGGTCTTTAGATATTTCTATTCTGTATCTCTTGTACTTTTTCTTTTTTCTCGGAGGAAGAGTTTCTTCCCAGCGAACCTTAAGTTCTTCGATGTCGGTCATAGACTCGAAGTTAATCGGATTAAGAATTCTAACTCCGTTAAGAATTTCGCTTTTGAAGATTATCTTTCTTGAAATAGAGCTTTCTAGTTCTATTCCTACAAGAGATTTAATGCCCGCCTCGACTATTAAGATATATTCAGAATTAGGTTCAGCCCAACGTTTTAGTTTAAGCTGAATAACCTTTCTATCTATAGATATATCAAAAGGAATCATGGCGCGCGACGCTTTATTCATCAGTATGAGATTATCGTCATTAACGGTACTCTCATCTACATCAGCATTAAGCGTTATATATAAAGACTGTTCTTTGAGGCTGGCCTCTATTGAATTAATCTGGAAAAAGCGTTCCAAGCCTCCACCTCACAATCCTTACTTCTTCTTTTTCTTCTTAAACTTCTTTTCCGTTTCGGGTTCGTTCGAGTTTTCCTCGATAGTCTCTTCCTCTACAGACTCTTCTTCGGTCGATTCAGCTGCGGACTCTTCCATTTCTTTACGGACAGCTTCTTTTTCTTCTTCCGTTACTTCAGGAACAGTCTCAGCTGGTTTTGTCTCTTTCGCTACGGGTTCAGGGGTCGTATTTTCTTCGCCAGGAATCTCACGAGGCTCTGCCGCAATACGAGGAGCGAAACCAATCGGTTCAGGCGGCGGATTGCCGAGAGAACCCTCTACGAGAATAAGACGACCGGAACGAACCGACGACTGCAACTGAGAAGTGTTAACACCGGCACGAACATATGCAATCGGATTTCCAATAGAAAGATGAATACCAGAAAGAGGGTCATAGAAGCCAACTTCGCCAAGTGCCAGTTTAATGGTGGCGATAATATCGTTCATATAGTTCTCCTTATTATAATAAAAAATGGGTAGGCAGGAGAAGGTTCTCCTTTCCCACCCATCAAGCACTATGGCCTAAATTAATTCTTAACTCGAATTTCGGGAGCAACCGGATAGGTCGGAGCAACCGCGATGTTACGAGCAACAGTGATGCCGCGACCATTATCGAGAATGCCGACACCATAACGCTCCTTAACCTTGAGAAGGCGAATGTCGCGCTCGGGGTCATTCCAGTTATCAGTCGTGAGAGCCTCACGCTGAGCGATGACACCGACGTTCGAACGGTCGATGCAGTACATATCGAACAGCTTCTTCGTCTTGTCGAACTTGACGAACGGGCTGAAGTTAATCGTGAGAGGAACCGGCAGACGGCCCTGAACCTCACCCGGACTCATGATAAGCTTCTGGGGCCCCTGCTCGGCTGCGAGACCAGCGAAGCCCGGCGCACCCTGCGTTGCGCCCCAAGGATGAACCTGGCTGCCGCCGAATGCACCATACGTGAGACCGTTGCCGACCATGCTGTTGCGAGCGAAGATGACCCAGGTCAGCGGATGCATGATAATATCCGTCGGCGTCTGGTCGTTAGCCATCAGACCAAGAACGAGGTCAAGGAAGTCCTCAACCGAAAGGGTATCATTGAAGCTGCCGTCGACAGCGCGACCCGTCGTACCTGCAGCCGGAAGCTGCGCACGAACCGAATTATCGAACACAACCTGACCATGACCAGAGAAGCTATTGAAGCACCACTCTTCCTTATAACGAGCCATGGCGCGACCCATCTTACGGACGTTAATGCCGTAGATATCCCACGAGCTATCGTTGATAGCCTCTTCCGTAATCTGAATCTTGAGACCGATTTTCTTAACCCGAATTTCGAGCTGACCGTTCTCAATCGTGTTGAACTCAACGCTGTCTTCCGGATAGCGTCCACCCTCGTTAACTTCGGAAGCATGAATCTCACCAACAACCGGAATAACGTAGGTAACGGAACTGCCGCCATCAACCTGAACAACGTTCATGAAGCGAGTAGCGAGGTACTCAGGTTCTGCTGCTTCGCGGAGCTGACCCTCGATAACCTTCGGAATAAGCTGAATAACGTCCGTCGTCATAATCGACTCACGAACCGTTACACGGCCTTTCGAGAAGTCGCCAACTGAATTGCGGAGCGTCTTCTCCATAACATCAAAGCTCTTGAGGTCAACCTCAGGCTTATCCTTGGACTTACCGTCTTTATAGTCAGCCCAAGCCTGCTCCGCGCTCTCGCGAAGCTTGGTAACATTGTGCAGGGATTCCTGCAGATTGAATGCCACTATCTCATATCTCCTTTATGTCTTATTTAGGAAAGAAGGGCGCCCTCCGAAATATGTTGCTTCCGGAAGGGACTCGCTCTTCTATAATATCACTTGGACTGAATTACTTCGTGAGAAGAATTCGGACGCTGCCGACAACGCCATCCCAATCCATGAAAGTCGGGACACCGGCGCGGCCGCGCTTCTTATAACGGAAGACGACGTCGACCTGCTTGTCTGCCTTGCCGGAGAGAAGCGTGTCAGCCTTCGTCTTATCAAGAACATCAATAACGACGATGCCCTGCTGTGCGTTAGCATACTTAACCTGGAACGTATCCGTGTTGAGCTTAGCGCCAGCAACGCACGGTGCGAACGCAACGCCATCAATCGAAATCTGGAGGTCCTCAACGTTGATGTCGAGGTTGCGGAAGAACATCTCAACATAATCCTTGCCGCCAGCATAGTGGATAACGCCAGCCTTGAAGTCAGGCTTCTGCTCGACAACAGCGTTGTAACCATCCGTCAGGCCCGGGATGCCAAGGTCATTGTACTGGAACTCAGCATTCATGCGCGGGTCGAAGCTGTCGAGGCGAGCCGTCGAAGCGAGCATGTGAAGGTCATGATTGAGGTAGTTCTTATCGTAAGGATATCCAGGATACGTGCCGTCCGTATGGTACGGGCTTGTGCTCGTCGTATCCTCGCCGCGACGGTTCGTCTTAGCGTAGACAGCCGGATTAAACTCTTCACTCTTGAGGCGGTCCTCAAGTGCCCAGGTTGCCCACTTAGCTGCGCCTTCGGGGACGAGCTCGTGGTTAACAGCATAAACCTGACCAACAACCTGCTGACGCTCGAGCTCATACTCGGCGAGCTTCATATCGGCCACGGCTGTCTTCGAAGAGAGCGGGGAAAGAACTACGCGGCCGTTCTCGTCAGACTTAACGAGAGCACCGGGGAAGAGGTTGCCGTAAGCAGAACCCCAGAAGTTGCTTTCAGCTTTGTCCTTAAAGGCAAACCATGGAAGCTCTACGAGAGCATCGGTGAGAACCGGACCGGGAGCGATACCGTTATAAGCATCTTCGTCACGAGTGTACTCATTACGCTCAAGCATACCGACCGGAATGTTGCCAGCACGGACATCGTCGGCAACAGCCTTCGTCGTCTTATTTTGGACACGGCCCGTCTTAGAGTTAATCTCATAACCTGCTGTATCGAGCTGAGCATCCGGATGAGCGTAGGTGCCAGCCGGAGCAAATGCGCGGTAGCAATCAGCCGTGTAGGTGCTCGCAGCGCAAGTCGTATATTCTTTGCCAGGATGCGTCATCGGCTTACCCTGAGCAGACGGCGAAATAATATCCGTAGCGGCGCTCGGCGTAAACGTCTGATAGTTATCCGAAGCCTTACGGACACGAACCGGAGCGCCGCCGTTAGCAAGTGTCAGCGTATTGTGACGCTTCTGCATCTCGAAGTCACGAATCTGGAGGTCCTTGTCGACCGCCATGATACGTCCCTTCGGAACAACTACCTGGTTAAATCCGTACGCAAAGCCGTACTTGAACAGGACGGGCAGACGAAAGTCCCAAGCATACTTAATGTTCGGAGTATCGTGCTGCGAAACATTAAGATGAGCCTGAGTACGATTTACACGGTCTGCGCCATCACGATAGCCAGGCTGATTTGCCTGGAAAATCTGACCGCGAGCACCAGGCTGAAGGCGGTCATTAATGGTGTAATCAGAGGGCTGAAGTGCCATTAAATCATAACTCCTTTACTATTTCAACCGAAGAGGTTCGCGAGACCAGATTTGAGGTCAATCTTTTCACGCACACTAATCTTCTTATTATCTTCGTCTTCGGACTCCTTCAGCGTGGGGTCCTCAACGCTATTCGGCTTAACTTCGACTTTCTCTTTAACTTCAACGACAGGTGCCGCTGACTTCAGAGAAAGACTTTCTTTGAGGTCTACGATAGAATCCTTAAGAGATTCAACGGAGCGGGACGAAACCTTCTCGGTATCCGTCTCGTAACCAAGGCTCTCGCGGAGAGAGACGTACATGTCGAGAACCGATTCTTTGAGCTGAGCTTTCGTATCGGAAATTTCCTGCTCAAGGCTCTCGCGCAGCGCAGTCTCACCCTTAAGGGCTTCCTCAAAATCTTTGTTCGAAGCTTCGAGAGTTTCTTTCGACTCAGAAAGTTCGACTTTCTCTTTTTCAAGAGCTTCGATTTTTTCTGTTGCTTCCTTAAGACTCTCTTCAAGCTCGACGGCTTTCTTCGTCTGAGCATCAAGCGACTCTTTGAGAGAAGCAACCTCGGCGGCCAAATCTTCCGCCGTGACTTCCTTTTTCGCCATATTGGCTCCTTTCTCCGACGGAATAGATAAACCGTCTTCTTGATTATCTTCTGTATATGATTCCTTTATTACGGTAGGCTTCTTAGAAGTGCTTTCCGTAGCAGGATATACGGCAGTCTTTTGAGAGTACGGGTCGGCCGGAACTACGACAAAGGACAGTTCTTTTCCTTCAATAGAATAGATATCCCAGTAGCAGGTTTCGCCGTTATATCTTCCTCCGCGTTCGTGTCCGTTCGGGCATCCTTCTTCTGCGCTCTCAATGTGAGAGCCACAGATAGAACAACGAACGTCGTGGGCTGTTGCTCCGATAGAAGTCGTAGCGAGCAGACCAGACTTAATATCTTTCTTCGCACGCTCATCCGGTACGTTAACCGTAAACTTTAGGGCATGCGTCCCAGAAAGAGTGTTCTTCGTAACGTACTCAGCGTCAATAATACGGCCGATAATCTGCCCGTTTTCTTCATTATGATGCTCAATAAGAGGCTTTCTATAAGGTGCTGTCCAAGTAGGGACAGAATTCTTAAGAGCCTTCGGCATATAACGTGTGAAGTTACGGGTGGCCGCCGGGCTTGCGTGAATACCCTCAATCTCAACCATCAAAGAATCTGGGTCAATATAATTATCTTTCTGAAGAGCGAGTGCTCCCTCAGTAAGTTGAATCTCCCCAGAGGAGACCGGAGTCGTAAACTTAGCATCTACATATTCTTTTATTGCGATAGCTATAGTTATTTTCCTCCTTTCCCCTTTAGTGAAGATAAGGAACACTTACAATAAGGATGAAAAGCTGGAATGTCTTCGAGGCTAAAAGCTTTGGGGTTAAGAACCGACTCGTGGTCTTCTTTGTCCTTAGAGCCCTTTCCGAACTGTACATACACCTTATCTATATTCAGAGCCTCACAGGTCTTGATGTAGCCATACCAATAGGACTTGGCGGCGACATGTTCTGCGAGGAACCTTAGACGATATTCTGTTTTGTCGAAAGCTGCTTCCTTTTGAGCAGAAGTCTTAGCTTCCTTATATTTATCTTTGATGTCTTTAAACATTTTATCAAGACAATCATCAATCATATCTGACAGTTGTTTAGAAGAGACCTTAAATTTATCAGGTTTCTTCTTTGCGTCTTTGATTGCTTGATTGTATCCCTCTTGTGCTTTTAGAGAAGTATGATTTTTCAGGTTAGAAGAAATCCAATCTCTTGCGAGAGGTAGCGAAGCATAGGCGCGCGACCCATCTTCGAGTACATCATTACGCACTTCTTGGAACTTCTTATAGATATCTTTGAAGACTTTTTGATAATCCTCTATTCTATCTTCTTTAGCCTTAAGAGGTTGTTCTGACTCCTTAATCTTAACGGAGGAAGTTCCGTGTTGATTCTTAGGCTGAATCGTATTGGTCGCGGCTTTAGATACGTTCTGAGACTTCTCTGGACCAGGCTGGACTGAACCTTGCGAAGTTTGTCCAAGTTTAGCCTGTATCAGCGCGATTTCGGCCGGCGTCTTAATCATATTCTGATAGAGTCTAGATTCATCAACATCATCGGTATCAAGACCAAGGCGGCCGCGCATCTCTTCGTACGGAATAGCGTTACCTTGGAACATGTTCATCGCATGAGTTTCCATCTTAACTCTCGTCTCAAGATTAATCTCGTTAAACTGGAATCGGACTATATCCGTAGGTTCCGTTATCGGATTGTATCCACCTTCAAGAAGAAGTTCGTTGAACATAAGCTGTTCAATAAAAATGGCTATCGTACGTTGGAAGAACTTAATAGAATCGTGAACCTGTTCTTCCATAGAGTCCGCATCTTGTTTCGCGCCACCTCGCCCTGCTTGAGCGTAGGACAAGGATAAGGCCGTGAAGACGCGCGCCTCGAAATACTGAAGATACTTAGAAGCATCGAGAACCTGACCTTGAGAACCTATCGCGTTAAACTCAGTACGCTCATTCGTGATGATGATACCGTCATCCGCGAGTTTCTCAATTTCTTTTCTCGCATCCTTAATCTCTTGGTCGGTTGCCATGAACCCTTGCTCCGGAATACCAATTTTCATCTGGTAGAGAGGAGCAGCATATCTATAGATAAGACGAAGAACATTGCCTTCAATCTTTCTAAGCATTTTAACGTCTTCAAGAGCAGCCTCAAGACGAGGGGTGCCGAACGCGGCGCCACCCTTCTTATCTATATAGAAGTGAATGACATCAGTTGGTTTATAAGCTTTCTTGTCGTTACCAACTTGTTGTTGATAATTCTTAATGACGCCTGTCTTATCCCGCTTAATTTGAACGGTCGTAGGGTCTACTCTGAAATATCCGCCAATAGGTTTAGTATCGTATATTCCTTTAGCCTGGAGACCTCCGATGTTCGTCATATCAACGCGAGACTTTATGAGAAATGCGTTGGAATAAAGAACTAGGTCTTCCGCGATTTGCTGGAAGATGAGGTCAATCGGCGTGCCTGTCATGAATGACATCATATTTAAACGCTTCTTAATGTAATCAGCCGCGTCATCATTCTCAGAGACTATATTATAATCAGCTTTAAAGATGAGCTGAGAATATTTCGTCGTAGATAATTTAATGTAGGAATCTGTTGAAACGGCCGCCTTGATTTCATCAAGGTTAGACTCCGGAGAAGCGAAGTCTCCATTAGCCGTATCATTAATATTTCCTACTGCTTTTACGACGAAGTTTTTTATGTTCGCGTTCGTGATGGCGCCTGACGTGGACCCGCCGGCTTCGCGAGTTTCTATCTCTCTCAGGGAGAAGAGGTTCTTTATGCGATTAAAAATACCGATATTCTTTCTCCCCTTTCTAATTCCATATTATGCCTGGGATTTTTTCTGTCTTTTTCTTGAGAATATCCTTAGCTTGGTTAAGAGCATCTTCTTTTGCTCGCTTTGCTTCTTGTTTAACGTTGTTTACGACAGAGCCGAAGATTCCCTTCGTAGTATTACGAAGGACGCCGCCGAATCCTCCGCCAATCATAGGCATAGTAGAGTAGTCTTCTGCGTTAGGAGTGTTGACTCCATCCTTCGGAAGTGCCTCTCCAGAAGAGGCTCCTGTCGCATTATTACCAGGTGTTGTATTTGTTGCGTTGGAGTTATTAGCGCTATTGTTAGAACCAGATGAGGAAGAAGGTAATGAAGACGCCTTTCCTCCCTGCGCCGCATCTACTTCTCCTTGGTCAAACGCGTAGATGTCTACTCCGTTCTGAAGAAGCATAGCTTTGGCTTGTCCTTCTTTAATCGTCATGTCCAAAATGTCATTGACAAGAAGAATAGACGAGTTAAGATATTTATACATGGAGTAGAGAGAGGCCGAGTAAGCTTTATCGTAAGAAGAGCGCGCTTCTCTCAAGAGAGTATTCGAATGTGACTGCGTATAAGTAGAAGAGTCTTTATACTTCTCTTTATAATAGCGCTCTCTCTGCTTCTCTGCGACATGCCAAGAACGCATATGTTTAAGCGTGTTGTCTACGGAATGTGTCTTTCTGAAGAGGCGAATTTTGTGGTCGCGAATCATCTGAGAACGAACAATATGGTCTTTAAGATGTTCGAGACCTTGTCCAGAAGGAACTTTAACTTGTGTTCCTTCGAAGTTCTTCGTTAAATCCGTGATATCTTCCATACCCGTTTCTGCCATAGCCATTAACATCTGTTGGAAGTATCTCTGGAGAACGAGTTGAAGCTGCTGTAGATAATATTTATCTAAGCGCAGCGTATCTCTTCTATACTTATCTTGTATCAGCTGTACAAGAGTCTTTGGTATCCCTATTTGGAGATTAATCATTGTCTTCTTTGGAAAGAGTTCTGGAAGGTCTGCTAATTTGGGATTATCGTTCTTATCTATATGACCTACGTGATTAACTCCATCAGGAAGTTTTTTAGGAGTAACTGGTTTATACTCTATTGGAGGTTCTTTAGGCTGATAGCCGCGCGGCCAAACTACGTTAACTCGCTTTTTAAGTTTCTCGACAGTCTTCTTTAAGAACTGTAAATCTTCCGGGAGGTCATTCATGATATCTTCAAGCTCTTCAAATTGTTCTACTATTTGAGCTGGAGTGTCATCTACATCTGGAGGAAGCGGCGCAAGAGGTTGGTCTTTATGAGTAAACTCAGTGTCAGAAAGATAATCTCGTTCCGGTTTTAATTCTGGGACATATAAAAGATTATTTTTTTGTTCGTCCATGCATAACCTCCTCTTATGTATGCCTTATTACGCACTTCGTTTACCATGATAAGAAAAAGGGGCGCTTTCGCGCCCAACCTTTTATAGCTACTTTTCCTTCTACCCTACATTCACCACATACTCCTACCCTCTCCTCCATAGCCACCTCTACTTCCCCAAGTGGAAACAGATACATTTTGGCGGCCACCCATTGGAACTTTCACCCATTTCTGGTAGTCTCCAGGACGTTCACCAGGCTCTTTTCCGACTTGCCGGATATCTTTCCATGGGTTATTTGTAGGCATAGTTATGGACCGAAGGGCCGCATTCGCGTCTCTTGACGTAAGAAGGTCTTTCGCGGTTAATATAATAGAAGAATTCTGTACTTCTTTTATAGCTCCCGTTAAATCCGGGAATTTAAGAACGAACGCGAGGTGCGCGAGACCAAGCGCGTCAACGAAGTGTTCATTCTTAGAGGTATAGACAGGGAGTCCTGCCTGTGTTATTCTTTCAACGCTGTAGTCAACCAATTGTTTGTGTAACGTATCATCGAAGGGAGAGAGTATTAATCTGTCTCGTTCAAGCGTTAATTTTAATTGATTGACCATAAATTGCTTCACCTGTTCTGGGTGAGATTCTTTTGTGACTGGGTCTATAATCGGAATCTTCTGAGAGAACTGGAATCCGACGACTTTATTCTTAAGTCCGGTTTCCGGATGTTCATCTCCGTATATGTGAAGACGTTCCAATTGATAGTCCGTTCGTTATTATCTCCAGGCTTTTTATCCTGGACTCTGGAACTTTCGTCCATTCGAGATAAACTCTCTTATCGACCAGTCAATTCTGGTCCAGTCTAGCGTACGTTTTCGCCCGCTCCGAAGTGTTAACGAAGATAGGGCGGCGAACACTCTTGGAGATATTATTTCAATCTCTACGCGTTACGGGGGTATCATATCGCGGCGAGCGTCTCTGATACTTCCCTCGGCGTTAGCGTAGGAACGTAATCCGGATAAAGATTATCTGGCGGCGTAAGTTCCTCTATAGCCTTCGCCGATTTTGCTCGCTTAAGTCTTTTGAGCCTTTCGGCTGCAAAGCGGCGTTTTAAATCAAACCAATACTTCTTTCGCTTATAGTAGATATGAGCATCTTTATATATTGCGTCAATAAGTTCCATATCCGTAGAAGCGTTAAGAAGTTTCTTAAATCTCTTATAGTAGTACTTCTCGTTAATCTCTTTAGAGAAGTTCGTATGTCCGTCAATGAATCCTCGTATGAAGTGAGACATAAGTTCTTGAGGAATCTTTCTTGGCGGAATAGCGTGCGTGCCTTTTAAGTCATTTGTTAATTTAAGAGACTGGATAGAATATTCGAAGTAGCAGGAGTCTTTCTCTTTATCCGGTTCCTGTTTAATCTTCGGAATGATTCTTCGGTCCGACGCTTTAATGAACTTAGTTAACTTCTCTAAATGGCGCTTAGAACGATGTTTGAACGTTATGGTACCATAAGAAGAGCGGCCGGCCGAACAATAGAATCCGAACCAGTACACACTAGCTTCTGTATCTAAATCGTGAAATGGAGTTTTCTCTACGACTTTATCATAAGGAAGATTCTTCTTCATTTCTCGTGTCATCTTATAACGTCTACGCATCGCTATGCTCCTTATATCAGTTTGATTTGTTTTTGGTCACCGTATCCCCGGTCACAAAATATCCATGAAGGATTATATATTTGATTAATTCGAATAATCCACTCTACCGCTCTATCTAAGGTATATTCGCCGCGCGGTACCTCTATTCGTTTAATAACCTTGAATGCGTGTTGGTCTGTATCAAAGTCTAGAACGAGTATTGAAGAGCCCGCTTGGTAGGCATCAAAGTCGACGCCGCAGCAGCGAAATACGTTGCGGGGAGCAGGATTATCTTCGTCATAAAACAGTTTTTCTATTTGGTCTTGATTCTCTATATAAGAAGGAAGTTTATCATAAGTATAAAGGTCTCTTCTTCTTGCGAGGTCAAGTTTATCTTTATCAAAAACACCGGTCTCTTCTGTTCCGAAATCTGCCAGAACTTCATGTATATACTGTTGCTCTGTAAGCGTTTGTCGAAACTCGAGCTCCATCTTTTCATCCCAGTTTGGATTATCCATACTTGGATGATAGTGTTGAGAATACAAGGAATTTTTTTGGCATAAGCTCCAAAAGGTTCCTCGTTTACCAGTTGGAGTAGACGATGCTATAACCTTAATGTCCGGACGTTCACCCGCAATCATCATAACTGTTGCGTAGTCTTCGTCCGGCATATACTAATTGTTCTTATCCTGAAGTTCTTTATCTTCAGCTCTGGAGATTCCTCTCATTTTCATCGATTGGTTAATTCCAATCCAGTATAGACTATTTCTTCCGTTCTACAGAATGTTTCTTGACGATAAGACTATAGAAGGTTTTCCCGCTTTCGTGGAGCGCTTATTTCAGCTCTAGTCGTTAGACACTATCTCTTGTGAGACTTGGTAAGGAATTGTCCTAACGGAGTTTTTCCTTTTAACGGGATTTTAGTTGAACAATATGTTTTTTATCCAACTCGTCGAAGAGTATTAGCGTTTATTCTTATGTTCGCACATAAGTCTAGACTATATCTTCACCTATATACGGTGTAAAGTATTTCGAATTAAGGGAATCTCACCCGCTTATGTTATAAATAAGCCCTACTTCTATTGCTCTTTAACGGGAGCCATGGAATAGTCGTTGAACCTCGCTTACGCGACGGCTGCGGATTTTCTCTTAGAGATATCCCCGCAATTATCTTTATTTTTCTCTTGCTTTTCTTCAAGAGAAGACCTCGATAGTATATACTATCCTAATCGCCCCTTTGCCCTCTTACGCTAGCAGCGCCAGTATTTGATGAAGCGCCGGTCGTAAAACCGATGATGGCAGAGTTCTTATTTCCGAATGTTATCATGTAAGGAGAGTTAATCATTCGGGTTACTTCCATTTTAAGAAGAGGACTGTCATGAATGAACTCTCTCATTCTCATAAAGGCTAGATTAATCTGATTTTCGTATGGAGCAATGAAGAGAACGCGATAGTCATTATGAGTATACGCGTTATATAACGCTTCTACAACCATGGTTTCAGATTTACCGGTGTTGTGAGTTATGAAGTCATTCGCGACGAAGTTATGATGTTCATCTACTTCTATATCATAAGTGTCTTCTGTTCCTTCTTTAGAAAGGAGGATTATTTCTTCCCAGTGATAATCTTTGGGGAGGGGTTTGTTGATGAGATTAGAAAGGGCGCGCAACTCAAGCTGTCGCAACTCTTCATCTCTACCTTCTAGTCCGACAAGTCTACAGAAGTTGACGATACTATCCGGGTCTTTTATGACGTGGGGTTCATAGATGTATCTATGCCAAGTTTGAACGTTAAACTTCTTAAGAAGGTTCCTAACGCCGATATCTATTTCTGGAGATATGCAGAATGATATAGAAGAAGCGTTAACTTTTGCGTTAAGACCGAGAACTAGACGAAGATACTTAATGACAACTTCTTTTGTTCCCTTCATAATAGAAGGAGGAATATAATCATCTAGATTATAAGTTATTTCTGGTTCTTCGAGAAACTCTTTCGCAAGAGTGCCGTTTTTTCTTCTGGTTTCATATCTATCTTGCCATTGAGCACTTATAGGTTCTTCGATATATTCTTTCGTAAGAGGGTCTATAATAGGGGAATGATATATATGAGCGCTTAGCTCGTTAAACAGTATATCCTCATTTACTTGATAAACGAGGTCTGCTTTGGAAAGAACCGCGCCCAACTGTTTTTCTATTGTAGGATTTTCTTTTGTCCACGGAGTTACGAAACAGGCGAGCATCACGATGTCTTCTTCTGGAATCTTTTCTTTTCCGAAGAAGGAGAGATTGTTCGCGACAGCTATTTTATCTCCGATGGAAAGTTTAGAGGCGTTGAGCCAAACTTTTTCTTTTCCCTTCTTAACGAGGAAAGGATGGTTTCCGGTTACTCCTACTGAGTTTCCTTTAGTGCCAACAACTATAGTTTTCTTTCGACCGTTGAACCAACATCGCGCGCTCGTTTCTACGAGTTTGTCTTGTTCTAGGTCTAGCGCGATAATTTTAAATTCTTTGTTACAGAGGGATTCCACTGGAACAACGTTACCGTCCGCAAGATGTATATTCGTATTCCATGTTATACATCGGCGGCCGCAGCGATAGACCTTACGAAGAGAGTCGTCTCTTAACATCTCTTCTTGATAGTCTCGAGCTTTCCATGGACCTTTCTTTTTCGTAGCTGCGTCATTAGAGATTAGAAAGGCGCGCGCCCACAAGACTGGGTCTGACATTATTTTCGCGAGTTTAGCCTTTTCTACGCTTGATAACTTTTTAGCCAGATAATATCACCTCGGAGTTTGCCATAGTGTATTCATTTATTTATGTGTAAGGGTCTGAATAGAGTTGGGCGTTCGTTTTGCGTCCACCGGCATTCATAATGCCGTTAATCGTTCCCATCGCGACAGCGCCGAGCGCCGCGATACCAAGAGCTTTATAGCCGAATTTCTTGAAACCTCCGCCAGCTTTTGCTTCTTTGATGATACGCTTTTCTCCTCCAGGTTTCAACCTATTTTCTGCACTCTTCATTAAATCTACATTTTTTTTATTTAGCCTGAGGTTGCTCGCAGACTCTGGAACACTAAACCCAGGTTCTCTATATTCGGTTCTGACTTTCGGATTATTTTCGTTTATTTCAACATTTTTATATTTATCTGCTTGAGAACCGTATAGTCCAAGCTTAGAGCGCGCCTGAGTTTTGTTCTCATAATACTGAAATTGACGTTGGCGATTATTCGCGGCGGCTCTTCCCTTACTCGTCATAACATGAGTGTCACCAACATAAAAAGCTCCGGTTTCACTAGAGGCTTCCATAGCTTTTGCTGCGTTAACTTGTTCCATGATGTGATTAATATTTATTCCGTTAGGGTCTTCTACTGCCATTCGCAATCACCTCATTTCATCATGTACTGGGCTTCATTGCCCATCATAGCTACCTGCGTATTATATCGACTTCTCTGTGCTATCGCCATGCCAGCTTGTCTCATCGTATGTACTTGTTGGGTGTCTTCAAACTGAGCGTTTACAAAAGCCTGGTTAGAGTTAGAACGGGCGAGGTTTCTTCTCCATGTATCGGCCGCCGCAACGCCCTCTACGATAGCTCGAGGACCATCTTTAAGCCCGTGATATCCGGCCCATAGCCATGGATACATACCGAGGACACCCTCAAATGCACCTTGGCCAACGGAAGAGATGAACCCGTCGCCGTTTTCTCTCGCGGATTGATATTCGTCTACACCCTGCCAGATACCGAAGAGCCCATTTATGCCAATGGCCTTGCCAGCTACTCTTTTAAGAGCTGAACCTTCTTCAGCAGCTCTTTGCGCTATAGGATTAGAGGCAACAGAAGTAATAGCTTGGCCGCCGACATCTCTTCCTTTACTTAACGCCGACCTTAGGGCTGACGTCATTTTCGTAAGCAACTTCTGTTACCCCCTTCTATTAGCGTTTAGTGCGAAGACGAGAGAACCATCCGCGCCCGCGTTATCTATACTGTATTGTCTAGGCTCTATCTTAGGAGCGGCGTGATACATGTTGGGGTCGGCTGTTCCTATTCTCGTGTCTTGATAAGCTCCCGCCGCATTGATTCCGCCGGCGAGAGCTCCCGCTCCGAGAATATAACCCCTTGCCTTGTTCGTCAGGGTTATCGCGCCCTCTTTGTCGTACTTAAGCATCTTATTAGATAAAGAGTTAACGTGAGAGATGATACCGCCTATCGGATTTCGGAGGATATTCGTAGAGTTAACCCCGGACGCATAACCTCGTCCAAGGTTAACAACTCCCTTCGCTCCTTTCGCGAGAAGCCAACCCGTAGCAGGAGCCG